GGCACAGATGAAAGCAAACAACGCCGCCGGAGTGCAGACGATGACAAATGTTGTTGACGATCTGACAAAATCCGGATCCGGAGAGGTTGGAGCAGTTCCGAACGTTGGAAACGACGCCGGAGCGCAGACACCGGAACAGAAGGAAGCCAAAGTTCGCGGATTTGCAAACGCGTTAAAGGGAGACAAGAGAAGAAAGGAGAAATAAATCATGGGATTATATGAAAAAGTCGGCGAATTTACGCCGGATTCACTTTTTGCGTCACCTGACTACCCGGTTTTGAAAGAAGGAATCGGCCTGAAAAAAGGTCAGGGCGTATTGAAACGCGGATCCCTTATCGTGAAGGGATCTGACAAACACGCTTATCTTGCCGGAACAACCGTTTCTTCCGTTGCTTTGAAGGTGTTCGGAATCCTTACGGACGACGTAGACACCGGATCAGAGGATAAAAACGAGAACGTACCGGCTACGTGCTACATTACCGGACATTTCAACCGCGGCGCGGTGATTGTTAAGTCCGAAGCAACTATTGACACATACGAAGACGATATGAAGGGCGTCGGAATGTACCTTCGTAACGTCCAGAAATACGAGTAAACAAGGGGGTATTAAATCATGTCTGATTACACAACACGCGAAATGATGGAAGCGTTCGACCAGACGCCGCCCGTCAAAACCTTCTTACAGAAGACTTTCTTCCCGACAGAGGAAACGCATGTTTCCGAAAAGGTTGAATTTGATGTAAGAAAGGGAAAAAGAATCATGGCGCCGCTTGTAAGTCCTAGAATGGGCGGAAAGGTTATCACACGCCAGGGATTCAGAACAAACCAGTTCACCACACCGAAGATTGCACCTGAAAGACCTATGACAATCGACGACATTACACAGCGTGCGATCGGAGAGAACATTTACAGCCAGAGAACACCAGAGGAAAGAGAAGACGAACTTCTGGCGAAGGACTGGACGGATCTTGAAGAATCAATCGCACGAAGAAAAGAGTGGATGTGCCGCCAGATCCTTTTTGAAGGAAAAATCGACGTTGAGGACGAGGAAGAAGGACTTGACGTTCAGATCGACTTCGGATTCTCAAATATCACCTATCTGGGAGCTGACGCGAAGTGGTCACTTGCCAGCGTGGATCCTTTGAAGGTACTTCGCGAGATCAGAAGAAAGATTATCAAGGCGACCGGAAAGGCCCCTGATATTGCGATCTTCGCGTCTGACGCAATCGAGGACTTCGTAAATAACCCTTATGTCATGAAGGCCATGAACGTTCTTAACATGAAGAATGTTGTTATTGAGCCGCGTGTGGTAGATCCGGCGCTTACCTTCTACGGAAGAATCGCAGAACTGGATCTTGACATTTACACTTACGACGAGTGGTTCTTAAACGACGAGGGCGACGAGGAAGCAATGATCCCGGCCGGAACTGTTCTGATCGGACATTCCGACGGCGAAGGACAGGTTGAGTATGGATCTGTTACCCAGATGGAAGATAAGAAATTCGTCACTTACGAAGGAAAGCTTGTTCCGAAGGAGTACGCAGACGAGAAGAACGAAGTTAAGATGTTACGTCTTACTTCCCGTCCACTTCCTAGACCTTACGACGTTGATTCCTGGGCGATTATCTACGTTGACGGCACAAAAGCAGAGTAGGGGGCGATTATATGGCATACAGAACAAAAATCGAGGTAAGAACCGGCGGCAAGAAATACCTTCCTGGAACAATCCTTCCGGAAGATATTTCACCGCTTGATCTTGCGTTCCTTAAAAGAAAAAAATTCGTTGAGGTTGTAGACGCTGATCCGCTGGCAACGCTTGCAGCGGAAGATTCCGACGAAGATCCGGACAATGACGGATTCACAGACGGGTTCGGCGGTGTAGACAGCCTGAAAAGCGCTGACGAGATCATGAAGCTTCGCTCAAAGGCCGACGTTGCACAATACGCGGCTTCTATCGGGCTTGATCTTGGCGAAGATTACAAAGACAAGGCCCTGGACAATCTGAAAGAAACAGTTATCAATTTTCAGGAAGAAATGGAAGCTGGTTCTGACGACGGATCCGACAAGTAATGAAAAGCTTCAAAGAACAGCTTGAAAAAGATTTTGAAACCACATTCTTCAATACGGACGAATTCGCGGAAATTCACGAATTGCAAGGAAATGAAGTTCCGGTCGTAGTTGATAACGACATAATTATCACGCTTTCACTTGGAAAACATGCGGACGCCGACGGAATATTCACCGACGATAAAATGATTTTCGTACAAAAAAAATACCTGGAATTTGAACCGGTGGCCGGTCAACACTTATCCTTCGACGGAGAGATCTACCCGATCAAAACTGTTAATGAAGATATGGGCGGCTATACGATCATTCTATCAGGTAACGAAGATTGATCGTTTCGGAAATAAAGGTTTCCGGCATTGAAGACGTTGAAAAACGTTTAGGAAACATGAAAAAGAACGCCCCGACGGTTGTTTCCAGGGCAATCAATAGGGCGATTCAGAACGTAAAGAAGAATATGGGAAAAGAAACGTCGGAAAGGTATTTTATCACGTCCGGCGAAGTGAAAAAGACTGTCAATGTCACAAAAGCCACAAAGTCACGGCTTCAAGCCGCGGCAATTTCGCAAGGTGCCGGAATTGCCTTGTCAAAATTCAAGGTAAATCCCAAAACACCGGTTCGATACCGTGGGGCGTCCAGATCGCCGAAGGTATATCGTGCCGGTGTTAAGAAGGCCGGCGGCGTAAAGCCGCTGGACGGAAACCCGAAGTCTTTCGTTGCTGTTATGAAATCCGGACACGTCGGCGTTTTTTCCAGAACGTCCGCGAAAAGCCTTCCGATCAAACAGCTATACGGCCCGTCTGTTCCGCAGATGGTGAAGAATGAAGACATTATGGATAAGATCAACCGCGACGCAAACGAAACGCTTCAAAAGCGAATTGACGCGGAGATCAACAACCTTTTGCGAAGGGGGTAAGACATGCAGACAGATATTTTTTTACAGAAGACACTTGTTGAAGTTGTGAAAGAAGAACTGAAAGGATATGTCACGTTAAACAATGGCGAAATGGTAGAATTCAACGTCTATCCGCAGAATTTACCAGCAAAGCAAGGGAAGAATGACAAAGACCACTTTCCTTACGTGCTGGTGTGCCTGGACGAAGAAACGATCGCTGGGGAAGATTCAAACAATATTTGTTCAATCTATTTTCTGGTTGGAATCCAGGATCAGAACCCGAACCGCCAGGGACATTTTGACGTTGCGAATGTCTTAAATAAATTACAAGACAGATTCCTGAAAGATCGTCTGATAGATCAGCGATACAGAATCCAGTTCCCGATCACAAAGAAGTTCCAGGAAGAAGACACGTGGCCGAAGTTTATCGGCGGAATGTCTACTTTATGGGACGTTAGTAAAATGGAAATGAGGGAAACCGAATATGACTAGAAAAGAAAATAAAAAGGTCATGTATTTAGGGCCTACAATTCGCGGCGTCGTTAAAAACGGCGCTGTTTTTGAAGGTGGAATTCCGAAGAATCTTGAAAAGATCGCCGGAAAGAAACCGATTATTCAGAATTTGATCGTTCCACTTGAAAACATTGTGGACGTTTCAAAGAATATCCGCGTCGAAGGAACAGCGGAAGCGATTGCCTTCGATAAAATCGCAGAGATCAGCGAAGCGGAAGTAAAAGAGTTTACGGAAGGAGAGTAAAAAACTATGTCTAATTACAAACATGGTATCAGGACAAGCCGCCAGTCTACACAGTTAGCCACGCCGGTAACGTCCGACGGCTGTTTACAGTGTATCATCGGAACGGCACCGGTCAACCTTGCCGCCGATCCTTACGACACAGTGAATAAGCCTTTCGTCGCATACAAGAAGGCGGACGCGATTTCCGCCCTGGGATATAGCGACGATTTCAAGAATTACACATTATGCCAGAGCGTTTACGCGACATTCGACGTCTTCGGAGTCGCCCCGATCGTGCTTATTAACGTTCTGGATCCGAAGAAACATGTATCAGCGGAACTTTCAAAGACATTCGACGTCGTAGGTGGAACAGCAAAGGTCACAGAAACCGGAATCCTTATGGATAAGCTTTCCGTATCTGACGAAACCGGCGCAACAAGCTACAAAGCAGACGAAGACTATATCGCTTCTTTCAATTCAGACGGTACAGTTTCAATCGCAATCGTGGCAACCGGAGCCGCAAAGAGCGCGAAGAAAGTAAAAGTGACTTACGTTCAGATCGATCCTTCGAAGGTCACATATCAGGACGTGATCGGAAGCTATGACGTTTCTTCAAAGAAGAAAACTGGAATGGAACTGATCGGAAACGTTTATCCGAAATACGGAATTGTTCCTTCTTTACTTCTGGCGCCTGGCTGGTCACACATTCCGGCGGTAAATCTTGCGCTTAACGCAAAAGCGAACCTGATTTCTTCCCTTTTCACAGCGAAGGTCGTGTCAGATATTGACACAGACACAGAAAAGGCAGAATCAGCGGACGAAGTAAAGGAATTCAAGGATAAGTCCGGATATTCCGACAGAAACACAATTCCGACATGGCCGCTTGTTGGCGTCGGCGATTATGTTTATTACTTTTCCGCCCAGCTTGCGGCAAGCTTACAGTATTTAGCCGCAAATAACAGCGGCGTTCCTTCAAGAAGTCCTTCAAATAAGGATCTTAAAATCACCGGAACCTACAACAAGGCCGGCGATGAAATTATCCTGGATATGGACGAAGCGAACGATTATTGTAACGCTTGCGGAGTAGTTACCGCGATC